CGGCAAAAGACATATCTACTGATTTCACGAGTGCGATTCAATTACCAGATGACGATTTAAATAATTGGGATGACCCGGTTTAACATTCGTAACCGCAGTTTTTACAAATGTGATATGATTCGCCGTATAAAGAACTTTCTATTTCCAATTCAAATTGATGCGCGCCATATTGCGCGACACACGATTGTATTATTTGAAGGTTAATATTGTCTATTTTCGTTTTACAAGCATTAATTTCTGCCTTATATTCTTGTATTTTATTATAGAAGTCACGCTTAATCGCTTCTTGGTCTTCAGTACCCTTTACCATTTTAATGATATAATTATTTACAATTATATCATTTTTATAATTAAATATGTTTATTAAATACTAATGTTTGATCGTCGTGTTTATTTCAATTTTTATGTCAATTATGCTCCCAAAGCAGAGAACCCTCTATCATTATTTGTACTTGTAACAATATTGTCACCCTCAAATAATTCATTCTTTACATCATCAAGCGTGGCATTTTCACCCATGGCCGTCTCTTGCGTATTCATATTGGCTACTGAAACCAAGTCACCGTTCTTATTAATTGTTTGAGTTAGCTTGTTACCGGATTCAAGTGCCTTTTTCTTATTATCCTCAATCGCCTTCTCCTTTGACTCTTTGACACGCTTGTCAAATTCATCCTTTGCCTTATCCTCGTTCTTCTTCTTTTCACTCATTAATTCATTGAGTGTTTCTTCCATATACTCAACACGACCAGTCTTGTATGCCTCTGGGTGGAAAGGAACCCAAATACCAACGGGACCAACATATACATCATGATTAGGATCATTTTGTCTTAACATCTTACATCTGAGCTCAGCCTCTTGTTGAGTAGGAAAAACACCACGAACCTTGATACCGCGAATAGATGTTTGGAACGAATGCTTCTCTCCGAATTCCTTCTCAAGGCGATCTTCGTGTTCATCTAAGAAGTTCTTAAAATCATCTTCAATGCTAGTGTTGATCAAGTTATCACGCTCATCCCTCGTAAATTCTTGGAAATCTTTAGTAAGTTTGTCAAACTCAATATGGTACTTGAAGGATACGAAATTCAAAAATTGTGTAAACTTTTCCATAGACTTGCTAAAATCCCACGTCTTAATAAATTGCTCAAATAAAAACATGTCCTTTTGTTTTAGAATATGTTCTGGAGAAATGAAAGACAAACAGACAAACTTCTGACCGGCCATTGGCTTGTCTTCGTCCAATAAGTCAACATATTTAGCATTTTCAGTACCGTCTTGATTTGTTTTTAAGTTAACATTTACTGGTGGAGCGTTTGACGAGAGTGGATTATTAGAAACGATAGGTTTAGAGAAACTCATTATAAAATATATATCCTATTAATATTTAAGTGTTTTTACGAACTATAAATATTACGTGTTTTAAATTCAATTCATTTTATTTCAAACAATTATTTTTTCTTTTCAATTTATATATAATGTTAGGAGGTATGTTAGATTTAGGTGAATTAGTCAAACGAGCCATTAAATACCTTGTAGAAGGTTTAATGGTCGCTATCGCGGCATATGCCATCCCCAAGAGAGGTCTCAACTTGGATGAGGTTGCCCTTATTGCTTTAACTGCTGCGGCCACATTCAGCATTCTCGATACCTATGTTCCCAGCTTGGCTGTAGGTGCTCGCTCTGGTGCTGGATTCGGTATCGGTGCCAATCTCGTTAGATTCCCTGGTGGGTTTTAGAACAATCAATTAATCGTTGATCGTTAATCGTTGATTTGTATAATAAATATTTCATAATTAATATTTATTATTTATTATTTAACTAACTGTAAAATATTATTTAAACTAACTGTAAACATTTAAAGAATATTTTACATTTATTGTATAATGACGGTCGTTGAGTACATTTGGCTAGGAGGTAACAATGAATTTCGCAGTAAAACTAGAGTGCTTGATAATGTAAACATTGCTATAAATATTTCGGATATCCCAGATTGGAATTATGATGGAAGTTCTACGGGTCAAGCTAGTGGTCGCGAGTCAGAAGTTATTATCAAACCCAAGGCATTATTTAATAATCCATTTGGCCTACCGTATGATTATATTGTGTTATGTGATACATATTTGCCCGACGGTTCACCACTATATAACAATACGCGTATTGTAGCGGATATGATATTTAATCAAAAATTAGAGGAAGAACCGTGGTTTGGTCTAGAGCAAGAATATTTTTTAATTGATCCGACTACAAATAAACCACTTGGATTCGATGAAACGGGAAAACAAGGACAATATTATTGTAGTGTTGGCTGCGAAAATGCGTTTGGCAGAAAATTTGTAGACGAGCATTTTAGAATGTGTTTATATGCTGGAGTTAAAATTGGCGGTATAAATGCCGAAGTTGCTCCAGGACAATGGGAATTTCAAATCGGACCAAGTGTAGGAATCGATGCTGGTGATCATTTGTGGACAGCAAGATATATTTTACAGCGCCTCGGAGAAATCCACAATGTAAAAATCGATCTTAGTCCAAAACCATTAAAGGGGGATTGGAATGGGTCTGGATGTCATACAAATTATAGTACTAAAAATATGAGAGAAGGTACTGATGAGAAGACTGGATTAAATTATATAGATGAAGCCATTGATAAATTATCAAAAAATCATCAAGAACATATGAAGGTATATGGAACTGGTAATGAGGAACGCATGACTGGTAAGCATGAAACCGCCTCTTATACTGTATTTACCGATGGTGTGGCAAATAGAGGTGCTTCGGTAAGAAGAGGAAACGAAACAATTAAAAATAAGAAGGGGTATTTTGAAGATAGGCGACCGAGTGCTAACTGCGATCCATATTTAGTAACAAGCGCCATTTTTAAAACGACATGTTTAAACGCTTGAAGATATAACTGGCTTTGAAATGTTAAAAGTTTTATTTGTTATTGTTATACAAATAAAATTGATTTTGATTCTGACAATATTGTTATTGTATCAAGTTATAATATGAACTCACCATTAGTGTTATTTGAGAGGAGGTTGCCCAGAGAATTGATATTTATGATTCAGCGTTATATAAGCAATGATTTTGTACACGATGCTTTAAGCGAATATAAATCATATTTGATCTATGAACAGAAGCTATATGATGAGTTTTGTTATAATCAATATGTATTGCCAAATTGTTATTGCCATAGACTTTCCCAAAAATATCTTAAGAAATATGATGGATGTGACCATTGTAGAACATATGACTCGTTATACTATTACAAATTGCCGCAATATCTAACTTGTATTATGGACGATAATGACTACGCAATTGAAGATTTAAATTACGGTAGATAAAGTTGCTATTGCTATTTGCTATTGCTACTCTTATTGTTATTTTGCCGAGAGAAAATAAAAATAAATAAATAAACCAGACCATATCTAAATCGTAGGTATAAATTCCCAATCCAATGATTCGCATATTTTTTTCCAGATTTCGTCTTGTTCAATGCGTTTTTCTCGGTCTTTTAACATGGGGAAATAAGGTAAAAATTGTGGCTGATCTAATAATTCACACAATTTATATACAGTATAATAATAATTCAAAAAATTGACACGATCATCCGGGCAAAATTTCGCATATGGGCCTTGAATTTCCATAAATAAATTACACAATGATTCCTCCAGTTCGGGAGTCATGACTGGTGGTTTGATTCCTAATTTATCCTTGATGAATGGTATGTGCTCGTAGTATTTATTATACCCCAATTTTTTAAGAATATCCTTTGCCTTTTTATTGTTTAATTGCGATAAATCAATACGTTCCTTGCGTATTTGATTTTTAATGTTTTCTAATACTTCTTCTGGAATTTGCGTCGTTTCTTTTGCTTGGAACTGTGCCAATATTTCTCGAAAGTGGTTTATTCGTTTATACGCATAAAAACACGCCTCTTTTGGTGGTTCTTTATATGCCGATTTTTCATTTTCAACCAAATATTGAATGTGTTTATGACACTGATTACAAACAAGAATGCCTTCATGGTCAATCGGAATTAATTCGCCTTTTTTACAATACTGACAAATATCGGTTTCTACAATAAATTTATTTAAATTAATAAACGATTCATCCATATTTGACAAGTATTTTTGAACACTATCTTTATTTATTACAGTGTTCTGTATTTCGTCATTCGTAGAATTAATCTTAAAAAAATTGTTTAATAATTTGGTCTTATTGTTATTCAAAGAAACATCCTTCTTATTTTCAAAATAATCAAATATATATTTGCTATTATTCAAATAATAGTCCTTCTTATATTTCTTAAGACCATTTATTTTTTGCGTTATATCATACAGCATATCTTTAATTTCAATTTTATGATCTATCGTTAATGACGTGTCAGTGGATAATAAGTTATTAAAATACTTCTTCTTTGCCCGTAATTCTGGTAAGGTTTCTTCCTTTTCTTTCATAAATTCCTTTTCAAGCTCTTTATGTTTACTATCCAATGTTACAATACTTTTTTCATCTAATATAATTTTTTTATTTGTCTTATGTTTAAAAGAAGGCATTAATTCGACTTATACTATTAAAAATGAATTACTTTTAATATATATTTGTTGTAAATCATTACCAGCCCGTTTTAGCAAAAATACTAGTTATATTTTAAGTTATGTTTTCTCTCTATTTAACAAAAATGAATATTCACATTGATAACTTTGACATGAGAGAACTTAGTACCGAAATGTTGAATAGAATGGTTTATTTACATTCTTATTTAGAAAATGAATGGGCTATAAAAAAGAGTGATGGTTGTTACATAATGACAAAAGAATCAAATAAAATAATTATATCAGATTCATGTGATTACTCAAAACTAAAAATTAATAAAGATTGTATAAATAAAAATGGTACAAATAAAAGTTGTCTGAATAAATGTATTACAAATAAATCTGGTAACAATACACTCGATATTGATAACAATCGCTATGAAGATACTAACGATATGAGATATATATTATATTTTCTATATAATGTTTTAAATAATGGTTGGTCAATTAAGAAATCTCAATATACCGAATATGTTTTTATTAAGAATCATGAAGGAAAAAAAGAATATTTTTCTAACAAATATTTACATACATTTCTGAAGGACAACTTTAAATTCAATTTAATTAAATAAATTAGTGTAGGTGTGTAGTTATTTTCCAAAAAAAAAAAATATTTAGCAATATTATAAAACCATGGGAGGTGGATTAATGCAACTCGTCGCTTACGGAGCCCAGGATGTCTATCTTACGGGCAATCCTCAAATTACTTTCTGGAAGGTCTCTTACAGACGCCACACAAACTTTGCCATGGAGTCCATTGAGCAAACTTTCAACGGCCAAGCCGATTTCGGTCGCCGTGTTACCTGCACAATCAGCCGAAATGGTGATCTTTGCTACCGCACATATCTTCAGGTTACTCTCCCCGAGATCAACCAACAAATGAAGAACACTTCTGGCAATGCCACCGCTGGTGTCTATGCCCGTTGGTTAGATTTCCCCGGAGAACAGCTCATCTCTCAAGTTGAGGTTGAGATTGGTGGCCAAAGAATCGACCGCCAATATGGTGACTGGATGCACATCTGGAACCAACTTACACTCACATCCGAGCAACAACGCGGATACTACAAGATGGTTGGTAACACCACTCAACTCACCTTCATCACTGATCCCTCTTTCAACGATGTTGATGGTCCTTGCGAGTCCAACGCTCCTCGCCAAGTGTGTGCCCCCCGCAACGCTCTTCCCGAGACCACCCTCTATGTTCCTTTCCA